CGCCTGATATGCTAACGTATTGTAAGCAGGACGTAACTGTAAACCATGAAGTGTACAAAGCTTTACTTAAAGAGCTAGACGAATTTAGTTCTGACAGCCTTGAGTTAGAGCATGGCGTACAAAGTATTATACAGGAACAAGTAAGAAACGGCTGGCTTTTGGATACGCCAAAGGCTAGAGATTTAGTAGCAGAATTACAGGAGAAGTCATATGAGCTTGAAGAGATTGTGCAGAAAGTGTTTTTACCTTTGCCGACCTTTTACAAAACCATTGTACCTAAAGTTAAAAAAGATGGGAGTTACAGTATCGTTGGACTCAAGTTCCTCGGTGAAAGATGGAAAGAAGTAGGTGGCCCTTTTAGTCGTATTGATTGGCCTGTTTTTAACCTTGCTTCACGGCAACAGATAGGTCGTTACCTTAAGCACTTTGGCTGGAAGCCTAAGACCTTTACGGAGACAGGTCACCCTATCGTGTCTGAGGACGTTCTTAAGAATGTTAAAGGCATACCAGAAGCAGAGTTGATTGCTTCATACCTGTTAGTAGGTAAGCGCATTGCTCAGGTGCGTAGCTGGCTAGAGGCCACAGACGAGACCACAGGGCGTGTACATGGTTACGTTAATACTAATGGTGCTGTAACTGGACGTATGACACACAGTAAGCCTAATCTAGCACAGGTGCCTAGCTCTAGTAGCTTGTACGGGCCTGAGTGCAGAGGTTGCTGGATTGTTAACTCAGGTTACAAACTTGTAGGCATAGACGCCTCAGGTCTTGAGCTTAGAATGTTAGCGCATTACATGAATGACCCTGACTATACTAACACTATACTTACGGGTGATATTCACACAGCTAACCAGAAAGCCGCAGGTCTTGATACTAGAAATCAGGCGAAGACTTTCATATACGCTTATTTATATGGCGCAGGTGACGAGAAGATAGGCAGTATTGCAGGTGGTGGCAGAGCAGTGGGTAAGCGCCTTAAGGATAGTTTCCTAAGGGCTACACCAGCACTGGCTACACTCAAGGACAATGTTGCAGTATCAGCGGGTAAGGGCTACGTGACAGGCTTAGATGGTCGTAAGATATTCATCAGGTCAGAACACGCAGCACTTAACTCTCTTTTACAGTCAGCAGGCGCATTAATTATGAAACAAGCGTTAATAATACTTGACAAGTACGCAAAGTTATGGAAGTTAGACTACAAACTTGTAGGTAACATACATGACGAGTTTCAAGTGGAAGTGCGAGAAGATCAAGCCCATAGGTTTGGTGGACTAGCAGCCAGTTGCATAGAGGCAGCAGGTATCCACTTCAAGCTTAGGTGCCCCTTGGCTGGTGAGTTTAACGTAGGTGACTCATGGGCAGATACCCACTAGGAGAAGTTATGAATATAGCACCACAAAAGCAACAGTTAATTAATATCAATACGTCATTTGAAGATGGTGATTGGTGGATTAGAAACAAACGTACAAACGAAAGACGTAGATGTGACGCTCTTAATAATAAAAACAAAAGGCGAATGTTCGTGGATGGTAAGTATGTGCCTCAGACTCACCCACTATGGAAGTCTGGAAATTACAAATCATTTAATGATGCAGCCTTTAGTTCCTTTACTAATTATACTACTTCAACCAAAGGTGATGTGTACATCATTACTAACAAGGCTTGGCCTGAGTGGGTTAAGATAGGTAAAGCTGTTGACGCTACAGATCGTCTTAAAAGTTACCAGACAAGCGACCCATTCAGAGCTTACGAGCTATACCATAGTGTCACTAAGGAGAACAGACACACAGCAGAAGTAGAGGCACACAAGGCACTTGAGGTCTTAAGTAAAGACAGAAAGAATGAGTGGTTTAAAGTAAACTTAGAGACAGCAGTAAGCTGTATAGAAGGTAGCGTATGAACATAAAGAATAGTAAAGGCAAGCCCTTTGATAAATGCTTTGTTGATGCTGATTCTATCATCTATCGCATAGCTCTTAAGACTGACATAAGCTTAAAGAAAGCTATGGAGTATTATGATAGAGCCATTGAAGAAATACAGTGGGAGACTTGTAGCGGTAGAGTATACGTAGCACTTAAGGGAGAGGGTAACTTTAGGTACGACATAGAGCCAGACTACAAAGGGCATCGTAAGGTGTCCAATGTAGACGAGGCTGTAGTAGAGAGGCGTAAGGACTTGAATGAGTACGCCTACAGTCTAGGGCACTTCAAGTCTGATAACTGTGAGGCTGACGATGTAGTATCCATATGGGCGCAACAATCCTTAGACGCTAAAGAGCATTATGTTATTGCACATATAGATAAAGACATTGACATGGTAGAAGGTTGGCATTACAACTTCACCAAGGAAACTTTATACTACATATGCAAAGATCAAGGTTATCGTAAGATGTGCCTACAGATGCTTACAGGAGACTCTACGGACAACATACAAGGTCTTGTGGGCATAGGGCCAAAGAAAGCTGAGAAGCTTCTAGCTGATGTACCTCAGCCTGATATGTTAGATAAAGTCAGAGAGGCGTGGGAAGAGGCCCACCCTGAGGATTGGCAGGAGAGGCTAGAGGTGTGTTGGAACCTGCTGTATATGCGTAGGAACTGGGACGGCTTTAGACGCTTAACACTTGAGGATACTTTATAATGACTAAGTTTAGATCAGGCCTAGAGAGTGCCTTTAGTGAAGCGACTACAGGATTCCTGTACGAGCCTTACAGACTACCTTACACAATACATAAGAAGTACGTACCAGACTTTATCTGTGAGCGTACAGGAGCTATGATAGAGTGTAAGGGATTCTTTAGGGTAGGCGACACGCAGAAGTACAAAGCTATCAGGGACGAGATTGATAGGCCATTGATATTTGTATTCTCTGATGAACGTAAACGTCTTAGAAAAGGCTCTAAGATGAACCTAGGTGAGTGGTGTGATAAAGAAGGTTTAGCGCACTTTACTATGAAATCAGTTGATAAGTTACTGGAGCATTTAAAATGTCTAGCACCTTTGAAGAAATAAAAGAACAGATATTAAATAAGTATGACGTTGACTTCTTATGTGAGCTACTAGGTATCACAAGCGAATCATTAATTGATCGTTATGAGGACTTGGTAATGAAGAACCTAGATATGTTTACGGAAGAGGATTCAGACAATGACTAAAATCATAGATTGGCCCAAGTATAATTTCATAGATGATTTCGGAGATATGGAGGCTGTAATGGACACTAAAGCACTTGATACGCAAGTAGGTGGCGACCACTATACCAAGCAAGGCATACAGCCTCTTGAGAGTACCTTTGCTAACTTTGGTTACGTAGGTCTACAGGCAAGTATCTACACTAAAGTAAATAAATACTTGACAAGAGAGAAAGGTACTCACCGACAAGACCTACAGAAAGCTATTCATGCACTACAAATGCAGGTAGAATACTACGATAGACATAACTCTGTTGTGAATACAGGACAGGAGACTGCCCTATCACCTAGGCATACCAATGAACCAATAGACGGAAATAAATAATGACACAATTATCTAAAATGTTAACAGCACATGAGGGCGTAGAAACTCATGCTTATAAGTGTACAGCCGATAAGATAACTATAGGAGTAGGGCGTAACATAGACCCTAAGGGTGGCATAGGCCTAAGCAAACTTGAGATTGACTACCTACTGGCTAACGACATTGAGCGTGTAGAGGAAGAAATATCAACAGCGTTTCCTTGGACTATTGACTTGATTATGCACTCTCCTGCTCGTTATGACGCCTTGGTGGATATTTGCTTTAACTTAGGTATGCCTCGGTTAAAAAAGTTTAAAAAAGCTTTACAGGCCACCTATGACCACAAGTGGGACGAAGCAGCAGACGAGTTTATGGATAGTCTATGGGCCAAGCAGGTAGGTAAAAGGGCAGTTGAGATTTGTGCAATGATTCGTACAGGCAAATACCAAAAGGAATACTAATGAAAGGTCAAGTACGAGGGTTAGCCTTAGAGCTATTACGGCAGGATTGTGTGGAGTC